TTGATCTGGCCAAAACTGATCTTGAGGTTCTTCCAGAGTGTGGCAGCGGCTTTCTTTATCTTGTCCCAGTTTTTCCAGAGAAGGACCCCCGCTGCAACCACTGCAGCTATGGCAGCCACAAGCAGACCCATCGGGCTGAACAGGAAACCGACCGCCGTGACGACTCCGCCGATCGCAGTGACCAGCGTACCTATCACGGTCAGTACAGGAGCGATCGCCGCCGCAACGAGGGCAATGACTCCTATTACTTTCAGCACTGCAGGATTGACCGATGTGATTTTATTCACCACTGTCTGAATGACGCCCTGGATCTTCGGCATATTCTGCACAAGGTACTGCACAAGTTTCTGTATGTTTGGGAGCAGGGCCGCTCCTATCTTTGCACCGGCCGCCATGAGTGACCTCTTCAGCTGGTCCAGCGTATCCGTAAACTTCACGGACGCATCCACCGCATCGTCGCTCATTACCAGTCCGAGATCGTTTGCTTTCTTCCGCATCTTGTCAAGGCTTCCTGCCTCACTGTTGAGCAAAGGCATGAGCTCCACGCCTGCACGGCCAAATAGCTGACTTGCTATCTTCGCCTTCTCAGTCTGGTTCTTCATCCCCTGCAGGGCCTTGACGGTGTCCCACATCACGTCTTCCTGGGACCTGAGATTGCCGTCTGAATCAGTGACGGAAACTCCCAGTTTCTTGAAGGCCTCCGCACTGGTCTTTGAACCCGTTGCCGCACCGCTCATCTGTTTAGTCAGGGTCTTCATACCGGTCTGCATAGACTCTATCTTTGTACCGGACTGCGACATGACAAATTCCATCTCCTGGAAGGACTTCCTTGACAGTCCGACCTTCTGGGACATCTTGTCGATACGATCACCGGTGGATGCGGCCTTCATGGCCAGGGCGCCAGTCGCCGCTACAACTCCACCTATGGCAGTGGTGACAGGAGTGAACTTCGCACCCATGTCTTTGATTTTTCCACCTGCATTGCTGATGGAACCGCCGATGGCTTTTAGCTGCGTACTGAGAGCAGTCAGCTTTGGATTGCCCAGGGCCTTCAATTCTTTCTCCAGGGATTTTGTTTTGCTCTCCGCCTGGATGATCTCACGCTCCAGGGCATCGATCTGGTCCTTCGGTGCTCCCGATGCTTTCATCTGAGCCAGCGTCTCTTTCAGCTGTGCGGTCCTTTCCCTGGACTGCTCAATAGCTGTTTTAAGGGCCGACTGCTTCTGTGTCAGGAGCGTGACGTTTGACGGGTTGAACTTCAGAAGATAGTTAACATCTTTTAATTTGCTTTGAGTGGCGGACAGCTGACCATCAAGGCTTTTCAGGGCAGAGTCCAGTTTTGTCACATTTCCGCCTATCTCAACAGTGATGCCCTTTATACGTCCTGAGGCCATGGTCTCACCCCCTTAAAAATTCATGGAACTGTTTCTTGGTTGCTTTCTTTGGATATTTGTAATCGTCGTTGCTGCTTTCTGTGATCATGCCCCAGACCATACCGATGTTGAGGAAGTCGAGTTCCTCAAAAGTCAGCCCCATCTGTTTGCACCGCAGTGCATACAGGGCGACCGTCATCTCTCTGGTGGTGGGCTCTCCGGGTTTTTTTCATCTACCTCCGTAATGGATGACAGTCCCCACAGTGCCATGATCTCGTCAAGACATCCGAGCAGGGAAAACATCTCAAAGGTATCAGAAAAGTAGTCCAGGCTCGGATATTCTTCCAGGAAGGCTTTCTGCTCCTCTGTCTGTTTTGGACTCGGAGCAAGACCCTGATAGATCATCGTGTAGGATATACGCATTAAAAGCGTATAGTCTTCCGTGGTAAAACTCTCAAGGCCGCCCATCGTCGCTTCCTGCAGTGATGTCAGGTCTTTCCAGAAGTCGGAATCCGGAAACAGCGTGTTGTACTGAATAGGTGTGAAGGCCGAAGCCTTAAAGTTAAAGCTCCGACCCTCCTCGATCTCTATCACTCTCTGCATTTTTCATCTCTCCTTGTGTTTGTTGTTAGTTACTAGAGTGTTGTTCCAGGAACTACCACCTGTGTGAACCATGCCTCATACGTTGCAGATTTCATGGTCGGTGTGATACCACCTTTTACGATGTTGACTTCTGCAGTGCCGATGGTAACAGGTGTCGGGGAAGCGGTTACTTCCAGTTCTTCCTGATCAGGCTCTTTGGCATTGTCCTTATTCTCTCCTGCCTGGTTCGGGCGGGATGCGGTACAGTTATAGTAGATCCAGCGGATGTTCTCGTCGTCGCCCTTGAACTCTCCCAGAAGAGCAAAGGGAACGGGATCCGCATCGGCATCCTCGTACTGGATGCCTGTGGTCGTGTCTGCCACTTCTCCGAGCACTGCAGCCTTGAAGCTATCCGGGATCTGAACGAAGTTCAGTGTTCCGGAATAGCCATTATTAGAATTGAGCACCAGGTAATCAATACCGTCGGCCCTGATCTTTGTCTGGTCACCTTCAGCACCCATCTCCATGGAGACGAGGCCAGGGATCGCTACGGGTGTCTCATAAGTCAGGACCCCGCCTGCGCCCTTGGTGGCCACTGCGTAATAGCAGTTTTTTACGTCATAATGGTATTTGTTAGCCATCGCTATACCTCCATTGTGTAAATGATTGCAAAAAGACTCAGTTCCTGGATATATTCCGTCTCACGTCTCCAGCGGATGTCGTAAGACTCCAGCACTGACTGTACGGATGTCTCGACCTCTGCGGTTTCGTATTCGGAATAGATCCGGAGGGTCATGTCATAAAAGCTGATGTATCTCCTGCCATCCGCCCAAATGGAATGATCCTCAAGGACATACTCCACAAAGGGCGGGGCAAGATTTCTTAATTTATTCTGGTTGATGTGGTCAGGATGATCGCTGTCATAGACCACGTTCATCTGATCAACCATTGTTCTGACTTCTGTGGGTGTCATGAATTAGCGATCTCCTTTCTGAGGTTTTCTACATAGATGTTTTCAGTCTCGTCGTCCGTCGGGATATGCGGGAAAGCTCTCGCAGGATGCGGCCCTCTGTGGCCGTGCTGGAGGAGATGGGTAAGCATGTATTTAGGGCCGTTATAGACGACACGGCCGTAATTCATCGTGTTGCCGTTGAGACCTCTGCTGTTCCATCCTCTCTTATACTTTCCCGTTTTGACCGGTGACTTTTCCTTTGTCGCCCTGAGAGTGGCAGTGCTTGTGGCATTGACTGCGTTCTTATGTGCTTCCATGGTCAGCTTTGAGATCTCCGCCATAGTCAGCTTCATTTCCGCCGCAAACTGGTCTGCAGTGATCTTGATGTCAGTCATTATTACCACCCCTGTAAGCGATAGGAATGTGAGCCAGGGACAAGAGCCAGGAAACAGGAGGCACATCCGTCTTCATGTCTTTCTGGACAACCTCATACTGCTCATCACCGATCACGATGACGTCCCCGTGCTCCACGTTTGTCTCGAAGGGCACCTTTACTACCCTGGAGACTTCCGTTCCTGCCACGTAAGCATCCCAGAAACGACGTTCACCGACCGTCTGCTCCTGAAAGTGCACAATGGGCTGTCTGATACTTGTCAGCACCCTGTCTTCCACCGTCCAGATCGTGCCATAGCCGTCCTGATAAGTCTGATGTTTTGATCTACGTTTGAGCATTGAGCATCGCCTCCACATAAGCCTCCACATCGCTCTCGACTTTGCAGGCGGTGATGTCTTCAGCAAAGTCAGCGGCGAATGTTTCGACGTCGCCTGACTCACACCGAAGAACATAGTCACAAAGCATCTGGCCGAATCTGGTACCGGGAGAAAAGTCCGCCCCCGGGCTGCAGTATTTTGTGATGTACTCCATCCCGGAAGCGATCTCGTTTCTCAAACGGTTGGCGGTGGAGGTGTCAGGTGTATGGGTCACATGGAGCCCGTCAAGCACCATCTGATAAATCGTATCGCTTACCGCCATAGGTTACCTCCTGATTATTCAGATGCTTCTGTAGTTACGGTGCCGATTACGGAAACAGGCAGGGTCGGTGCTGTCACGCCGCTGATAGTAAGAACCTCGAAAGAGGTATTATCTACCGGGCGGCCGTTTGCATATACCCTTGTGGTATAAACCCTTGCGTCGTTCAGGAACTGTGCCTCGTCGGAGAACTCAACGATTCCGGAAGTTCCGCCGTTGATGCCCATGAAGTAATTCTTAGCGATTCCAACAACAGCGGTGCCCTCTGCGATCATTGCAGACGGAACTACCTTGGTCGGGAATGTGAGGCTGATCAGGTCAATGATGCCTGCATGAGTCACAGCGTTCTGCCATGCTCTTACCTTACTGACTGCGTCCTTAGGATTAACCACAAGGATAACCTCCTGAAGGTTTCTGTAGTCACCATTGCCGTCAACAGCGAGCTTCTTGATGACTGCAGCATAGTCGTCGCCAAAGTTTGTGATGACATTGGCTGTCTTTGCACTGTAACCGCTGGAGTAGCTGGAGAGATCCATGGTCATACCTGCAGGCTTGCCGTTGCCATTACCGGAGACGATGGCAGACTCGAGGCCGAAAGCGATGGACTCAGCCAGGACAGCACGGATGTACTGGTCAACCCATACAGGGGCAAAGCTGAAGTTGAACTTCACAAAATCCTTCGGGATTGTGAAGTAAGCTGTGTACTTGTTTGTGGTCACGTCGATGATGGTCACCTGGCCTGCGATCTCCTGGCTGATAGCAGCACCGATTGCGCCCCAGGAACCCAGCTTGGATGCCATCTGGATGCCGTTCATGACGAGCTTAGTTGCTCCTGCTGCGTTTGTGATGTCGATGGCATCAAGCAGCGGATGATCCTTCTTCATGTCCTCGATTACTCTGTCTACTACTGTAGGCGGAATGGCAGAACCGATGTTTGTGATGGCCTGCTTTGTGCCTGTCTTGACCGCACCGATAAAAGACTGATACCATGCGTTCTCCTCGGATGTGAGACGTCTTAAACCTCTCTGCTCAAGAACTGCCATGTCAGCGCCGCCGTACTGCTCAAACTCTTTCTCGATCGCGCTGCAGATACCGTCCTGCATTGCTTGGAGTGCCTTGGCAGCCCCCTCAGCATCGCCCGCCTTGAGGGCTGCAGACATATCCTGCATGAACCTGTTGCTTTCCTGTCTGATTAAGTCTTTGTTGATCATGTTATTTACCTCCGAATTTTTCGAATGCTTCTGCGAGGGTGTTCTTCATCCTGTTCCCGCGCAGGTTGACTAATGTGGAATTGATCTGTTTCTGAATGAACAGATGCTGTTTTAACTGCTTCACTTCATCGTCTTCCTCATCCGGATCTTCTTCAGATTCTTCCTCTTCCGGATTCTCGTCAGACGGCTCTTCTGTTTCTTCGGTCTCGTCCTGAGTCTCTTCAGACTCTTCCTCTGTCGTCTCTTCCACTTCTTCCGGTTCCTCTTCGTCTTCCTGTTTTTCGCCAACGAAATCACAGAAACCTAAGTCAAAACAGGTCACGGGGTCCAGCATAGTCTCTTTGTCCATCATGGCGGCCAGTTCTTCCTCTGACAGGTTCTTGGCCCTGGAGAGGTACAGCTGCCTTGATGCAGCGGAAAGAACATCCAGCTGTTCAGCCACGTTTCTCAGTGCGTCAGCATTGCCCATTGCAATAGTCCACGGATTGTGGAGGAACATCGATGTTCCGAGTCCCATGTGGATCTCATCGCAGGCCATGACGATATTCATGGCGACTGAGTAGGCCGTGCCATCGACGTAACCGATGATCCGACTGCCTGTCTTTGATTTCTGCCTCAGAAGATTGTAGATCGTCACGCCCTCGCCGACTTCACCGCCTGCCGAATTAACATGCAGCTCGATGGTGTCACCGTCCGGGATCTCTTCCAGCCGGTCACGGAAATACTTCGCAGACGTCTCTGACTCTTCGTAGTCCCATGTTTTCCAGTTGAAATTACCTTTTGCTCTCACATCGTCATAGATGTAGAGCTTGTGGACGTTCGCTTTCTTCTGGGCGAAACGATACCGGGTTTTAAGCATCTTCTTCATTGTTTCCTCCTTTCTCGGAAATTGATCTATCTTCATCGTCCTGGGACGACTCGGAATCTGTAACGGATAGTTCTGCGTAGTTGAGAGTCACATACCGCTTGCGGCTCTCTTCTGTGTTCAGGATCGGGTCGCCTGTCTTTCTCCTGATCTCGTCCATGGTCCATCCGGAGCCCAGCATCTTGTCAGCCGCAACAGACAGCTCGGACACGGACA